TTTTTTTTAAACAAAAAAAAGGGAGACCGAAGTCTCCCCAAAAGAATAAATCTTTTAACAGTTTATTAGAGTTTTATCCTATGATAAGACGTTGTCAACTCTGAATATTCTGTAGTACTGGTTAGTTTTAACTGTACCTAAACCAGCAGAAGAACCAGTTACATATGGGTTTGATGCCATACCATAACGAGTCTTGAAACCGATTTTCGGAGCAAAAGTTGCTTCTGATACTGCTTTAACCATTTGTAGTGGTACGTATGGACAATAGAACACACCTGAGTCATATGGGTTTGAACCTTTGTAACCTACTGTTACATAGTCTGCTTGTGCATATGGGTCGATGTATACTTTTGTACGTCCGTTTAATAGACCAGCAAAAGTGTTACCTGTGTCATCTACCTGTAGGTTAGATGCGATAGCAGGTGAGTAGTCAAGAGTTCCAGCAGCGGCGAGGGCAGTAGCAACATCGGATGAACAGATGATTACGTTACCTTTACCACGACGAGTTTCTTTAGCAATTACGTTTGCTTCTCTGTCGATTTGTACTGTGAGACCTTTATACTTCTCTGCACTCCAACGACCATCAGCGTCTGCTGCTAGGTCAAATATACCATTTTTGGTTATACCTGCTTGTAAGCAACCAGTTTTCGCTTGTGAGTTAATTGTTCTGATAACTTCGCGGTTAATTTCAGCAAGGATTTCAGTTGACAATATGTTTGCTAACTCTGTTTCAGCGTCTAGACCGTGGATTGCTTTAAGGTCTTGTGCGAGTTCTAAAGAGTACTCTGCTTTTAATGCACGTGACTTAGCAGTAACAGTTTGCTTTTCAATGGTGAAACCCATTTCTTCAAACTCACCACCACCTGATGAACCTAATGCTTCAGCAGTTGCGGTAGTCATACCAGCAGCAGCAAGAGCAGTTAAACGCATAGCGTCTGCTGAGTCGCCTGATGGAGCAATACCATTGAAACCAGATGCGTTATCTGAGTCATGTGTACCGTCTTGCTTACCACCGAATTTAGTATCTGCTTCGTTGAAGAGTGCTTCTCTTGAAGAAGTAGTTACAGCACCACCAGCACCGTATCTTGCTTTCATAGCAAAGATAAGACCAGTTGGACCATTCATTGGTTGAACACCACATACGTCGTATGCGATTAGGTTAGGCATTGCGCGTCGTACTAATGAGATTAATACTGGGTCAAAGTTGGCAGCATTGCCAGTTGAGTTAGCAGGTGCTGCTTCTGTTAAGAAACCGTGCATTGCTGAACGCTCTTCGTTTAAAGCACGCTCTTGGTTTTCTAGAATAGCGGCAGTAACTTGACGACGGTGATGGTCTTTAATTGCCACGCCTTCGTTTAGGACTGGTGCCCACTTTTCGATTAATGTGTCGTATGATTGTTGCATTTTGATACTTCCTTATTTTAATGCTGTTTTACGAATTGTAGAAAGATAAGATGCCATTACATCAGAAACTTCAACCGTTTGGTCTGCTTCTTGTGCAATTTCTTCTTGTATTTCTTCTTTGATTGTTTTACTAAAGTATGACTCTTTGATTGTGTTTACTTTTTCAGCGAAGTTTTCTTCACTTCCAAAATCAACATCTTCAACGAGCGATTTTAGTTTTTCAACTTGTGTCTCTGCAAGGTCACGAGATGCTTCACGTATAATTGTGTTTCTCTTGTATCCTTCTAGTTCTACTGTAGTGTCGATTACTTTCTGTGTTTGTTCGTTGAGTTTTGTTTCCAACTCATCTACAGACTCAGCAAGTTCATCAACTAGGTCAACTTTAGATTCTGGAACATCAATGTAAGACTCTGTGAAGAGGTCTTTCATTTTCTCCATGAAAGTTTCAGCAATCTCTGTGCGCAGACCATTCTGCACTGCAAGTTTGTTGTCTTCCATCCAAGTTTCAACTACATAGTTGAGGTAGTTATCCACTTTTTCAACAAGGTCAGATTTAGTTAAAGATATTTCTTCTGCTAATTCTGCTTTGTACTGGTCTTCTAATCTATCAACTTCTTCTGAAAGTTTTGATTTTAGAGCAGTCTCAAAAAGTATTGCGGTTTTTTGCTTAAACTCTTCGGAAAGAGTTGCTTCAGACTCAACTAGTGCGTCTAACTCAGCAGAAGTATCTACAGTTGTTTCAACAACAACTTCACTATTTTCCATATCTACTGATTCGCTGTAACTGTCATACATCTCTTCCATGTCCTTTTTGGACATTTTAAGCATTTTGTCAGTCATTGCACTAATCATACCCGCTTTTGTTTTTGGGTGGACTTTCTTAATTTGAGCGGGAGCATCTTTTACTACTTTATCCACAGAAGCAACGGCATCTTCAGGAGAAGTTGCGTCGGGGTCTTCTTTAGGAGCAGGTGCTTTACCGTCCATCTCTTCGAGAGTTTGTTCAACGATTTCGTCTGTTACTACATCGTCGAGGTCTTCATGTTTTTCAGTCATAATGACTCCTTTACATATTAGATTTTAGTAACGAGAGGAAATTCTTAAACTCTCGAACACTTGTCTCATATAAGACAGTCTTCGGAGCATTCTTAATTTCAATCTCCATTTGTTCAATTACTTGAGGTTTAAGGACACCGTTATCCCAAATCCAATCAACACCTTCCATTATACCATTAACAAAAGCGTCTGGTGCTGATGGGTCTTGTACGATGTCAACCGTACTAAGAATAAAGTCGTCTTTCACGACCATTGCGTCACCCTTTTTCTCAAGACTACCCATACCACGAGTTGACACACCTAGTTGTACACCACCATCGAGAAGACCTTTAACAATCCGTCCCATTGGAGTATCCAATATTTGTGCCTTTCCTACCACATCAATTCCCTCTAACTTGAGTTCAGTGATTAGGTGAGAAACTTTATCCAAGTTAACAGTTGGTCCTTCGGGATGATTTAACTCACCGACTGCCCTCTTTTTATTAACTTGGGTTTCAACGTACTGTTTAACTGCCTTTTCCATAATTGGTTTAGGGTAAACACGTCCGTTTCTATTCTTTTTATCTGCTTGTGCGAAAACGCCTTCTATAACGTATTTCTTTTCGCCATCTTCTTTCTTCTCTACAATACACTGTAGAGTACTATTCTCTGTAAATTCTGTAATTAACTTCATTAGGTCAATTCCTTTATGACATTATCGATTGCCTTCTTTGCGTCATTTAAACTATCATAGTGGTCTAGATGATCACCATCAACATACGCAACAAAACTATCTTTTCCTTGAGTCACAAGTACAGGAATTTTCTTGATTGTCTTTTTGAAGACAACCTTTCCTTCTGGTTTACGACCAGCAAGTTCTGTTATGAGGTTTTTATAAGTTTTCATACTTCTATTTATACAAATTTATTTTTATAGAATTAATTATTTTATTCGATTTCTGCGATTATTTCTTCGTCAGATATCTCCATAACACCATCAATCTCATCTCCGTTAAAGATTTGTCCTGCTACAGATATTCTCTGTGACTCTAATGCACTTGATTGTTTGTCCTGTAATATAGAACTAAACATATCTTGTGCTTTGTTTAACTCTCCATCACCTATACGGTCTATTAGTTGTGCTATTGATTCATTACTCATTTTTTATTCCTCGTTTTCGTCAGGAGCAACGGCATTCTCGCCTGTTATTTGCTCTTTCATTTGTTTAATATCATCATCATTCATCATCATGACGTTCTTCATAACCCATTCGCGTGAGAAGTATTCTCCGATATATTCTGTTATACTATCTAGTTGACTAAGACGTTTACTTAATACTTCAGCATTCTTCAACTCTGTGAAATGGTTATCTCTTTGGAAGTCAACTTGAATTTGATTCTTCCAACTTTCCCAATCTTGTTCTGTTATGATACCTTTTAGAATAAGTTGTTTCTTTAATATACCTGTGAACAACATCGAAAATCTTTTACGTAATCTGTCAATAAACTTTTGGAACTTGACTTCATCACGACTAATTTCTGACGCCATACCAAGAGAAAAAGAGGATTCCTGTTCTAATCTATTTAAAGGAACATTTAATGCTCTATACATTCTCTTCTGAAAGTATACGATATCATCTATCTGCCCTAGATTATCTCCTCCTGGAAGTGTAGATATCTCTGTGCCTCTATTACCTTCACGTCTTGGTAACCAGAAGTCTTCTAGCATAGACATATGCTTACGGTCATCTTTCAGATTACCTGTATTCGCATCATAGACTAACTTGTTTCTATAACGTGACATTATGTCTTTCATATATGCTTCTGATTTATTGCGTGGCATATTACCCACGTCAATATAAAATATTCTGCGCTCCGGCGCACGTGCGAGGCGATAGATAACAAGACTATCCTCTAGCATACGCAATTGGTTAATCGGTTTTAATGCCTTATGTAAATAAGAAACAACCTGTTTTTTACTTGGGTCAAGTAATCCTGATGTAACATAGGATACTGAGTCAGGTGAAAGTCTTACACCCTGAGCACCGCCTGAGCGTTCTTGGAATATATAAAATTCATTTACTTTCTCAACAATCTTTGCGTTTGTTGCGGGGTCTTTCTTATACTTGACTTCTTTTACTTTTCTTATCTTTGATGAGTCGATAGGTCTTATCTCTTGTATACCTAACTTCAGATTTTTTTCATCTGCGATTAAGTGAAAATATGCTCTACCATCTACATAAAATGAACGGAATATGTCATGCCCTAAGTCATTAAATCTTAACATAGAACATACATTCATAAACTCTACATTCATTTGTTTTTTAATACTGTCTGGTGCTTCTATCTTATCTAAGTTTAAAGTCACGGGTGAATCAAGTTCACTTCCGACTATTGATTCGTTCACGATATCTTCAATCGCGGCATCTACTTCTGGGTGAGTTGCTACACCCCTATACTTCATCACTAACTGATGATTGTCTTTTGCCTGTCCACCATCCATGTCAATGTATTGACCGTAATGTGAACCAGACGCAGTTATGTAACCTGCACCATCGTCATCTACGGGTGCAACTACAGAACGTAATTTTTCTAATTTCTTTTCTCTGTCATTTTCTGAATTTGATTTTGCTCTTTTGAGTTCAAATCCAAATAGTTTTAAAATACTATTGTCGTCTGCCATTATATTTTCCTATTTCTAAGTTCCCTTCGGTATAAGAGACGGGGAATAA